GTTGCGTGGTGGTGGTTGCTCTAAAGTTATAACAGAGGGTTGTAAGCTAAATGATGACTCATACTCAGTTTATGATCATAAAATACATTTTTATTGGTTTGGATAACAAGATATACATGACAGAAATATTGTTGTATGTGTTACAGGACCTTGTTGATGCCTTGTTTTGTTGGCATGCCCTCGTGATATCTTTCTGGAGAATTGTACGTTCCGTTTGCGTCGAACGTGTACAGCGTTTGGTCCCTGAACTCTCCAGCCGACGTGCGCAGCTCTGGCCGCAAGTTTTTGGACTGGTAGCGCTCCGTTTCCCAGACAATCTGGCACGTCACCTGTCCCGTCACATATAGGTTTAGATAGGAATCGGTATTGTTTTCCGTTGGGATAGGAATCTTTGCTACCTTGCAAAAGATGGTTCCAGGTGGATGTGCCATGGGTAGTGTTCCATCAGAAGAATCAAACAGTGTGTGTTTATCTGTTCTAGGAATTTTGACCCAAATTGGAGTATTTCTAGTGATTGGTGTGCTGTCCCATGCCTGGTTTGGAAACATCCAGACATTTTTGAGTTCTGCCATATTTGTGGTAGTGGTATTACCGCTCGTAGTGTAGTGATCTATAGCATACATGTTTCCCCATCTAGCCATGTCTCTGTCGTTGTTTCTGGCCGTGATGGCATCGGTTGATGCGCTTTCTGGACCCGCATCATAGGCCAGTGTGATGGCATCTAGTCCTGATCTGGCTCCATTGACTGGCGAAATGTCGTACCCAGTGGCCCTGACTGCGTTTCGTCCTTCTGGCGTGTCAATTGGAGCGCCAGGAACACCGACCGTTCTCGATTGAGGTGTTTCATCTGCATTTTCCCCAGTTCTGAGACTAGCTCGTTCAGATTCTGTTCCTGGCGGCTGTGTTACGACAGTGATTGGTCCCCTAGCATAGTGTGAGTTTGATCCAGACTCTGTGTATCCTACGTATCCCAGCGATGGACCCGGCATCCAGATACTCGGTTTGTTGTATGGCGAGTATCTGACATAACCAAATGTATTACTCTGACTACTATGTACAGGAAAATAGCGTCTCGTTGGCACTAATGGATTAAAATCTGCTTGTGGAATGGCATAAGCAGTGTCATTATTGACCCATCCACATTCAAAATTGAATTGAAAGCTAGTTTCTTCTCCTGTTCGTAGCACTTGATGCGTCGCATGTTCCAATATATAGGTTGGATAGCTAGCAGCAATCATTTTTTCCTGATTAGTAGCGTTGGTGATTCCTGTATTTTCCTGAGCATTAACCAAGTCTCCCTGGTGTGTAAAGTATGCATACTGCGGTAGCTTCCATATTCTATTTGGTAACTCTGGCATCGTACCCGTGTCCCATGGATGTTGTGAATATGGAAATTGATGCGACCCATCACAGAAAAAATGAACCCCTGCAGTTAAATCATTGTTGTATAGCGTGTCTGCCCCAAGCGTTACAACTTGTTTGATTTGTAAATTGTAAATTTTGACAAACATTGACTTTGGTCTCCAACGTCTATATTCATTAGTGAGACGTTGCCAGTCTTGTGGTGAAAAGTGCGCGTCATAAATGTTGAAATTAAAGTAGCCCCATGGTGTATTGATGCCTTTCCACTGACGTCCCGCCATCCCATCATTTCTAGTGTCTTTGTGTCCATTATAGATTGGAGCGTACCATTGTCTAGTGTTTTTGGTTACAACTACATTATCTGCAAAATAACACCCACCTTCCCACCCACCCGTACTGACTCCAACGCCATGTCCGCCGCTTCCTCCGCCACCTCCACCGTTACTCGTCGACGCCGTCTTTTGTTCGGGCCCATCACCGCCCCCTTCAATCTGGTCGCTCGGTCCCTCCATTGGATCCAGACGCGGCTTTTTGGCAGCTCCTCCCTTACGGTTTGATCTGGCAAAATATAGTTTTCTTTTAGCAGCACGTTCGGCGTCAAATCTTCCCCGTTTAGCCGGACTCGGACCCGCTCCGTCGTTTGGAAGATGCGGCGCTAGGATACTCTTTAGTCTAAACGCCGATTTTCCCAGCCACCCGGCAAATGAATTGTCACGAGACAAATTCTCGATAAAATCAGAATCAGCTTTATTGAAATTAAAGTAAGGATTGATACCAGAATCAATAAGTTTTTGATATTCTTGATCATGCGCTTGCGCAGCTTTGTCTACGTCGTTTACAGGTTCACCGTTATTTAATGGATTAAACGGACCCAAATACTTGAAACCAGGCAAAACCCAGCCACCAGGTTTTCTATTATGAGGAGGCATTGACGTCAGGTACGTCAATGTCCATCATTTCTTCATCAGTTACCTCGTCACCACCCTGTGTAACACAAGGATTATAAGCAGGTTCAGTCGCCTTAGCCAAATGCCTCGTATACACATCATCCCAATATTTACAATTTTCACACTGTGGAGAATGTCTAAAATGATACATCATATTTCTATAACATTGATCAATTTCCTTTTTAAAACTAAACAACAATTCTCTAGTCTGATCCCAGTCAATCTTATTACATATTGCAATCTCTTGAAATTTTGCCTTATAAGTGTTAAAAATTCCATCAGTGCCCTTTCTAGCTATTCTAGTGCTATGCCAGTAAAATCCACAATAAGACCCAGCTTTTTCTCTCTGTTCTGGAGATAACATTGATCTATGCTGAGCAAAAACAGTCATTGGTGTCGTTTTCTCAGATTTCATCCCAGTTGATGTCCTCGAAGCAATGGAGTGTGATTGGTGGTTCTCCCGATGAAATATCTCCTTCGATGATCCCGAGGAGTTCCCCCCACTCGGACGGCGAGAGTCCCACGGACTCCGACGTTCCCTCATCTTGTCCCGTAGACTGCTCTGGCTCTTGCCGTAGTGACTGTTCCCATAGCTGTATCTCGAGCTCATCTTTAGGCTGACTACTCCAGTCGGTATCTGTAATTACCTGATGTTTCTCCTTTCGTCTCTTCTTTTTAGGTGGTTCCTCTACAGGCACAGTTTCACTCTCTGCAAAGACACAATTTAAATCATCTTCAGTTAATGGTGCTCCATCAGTCAACCATGACGCATCTTCATGCAACAAGGATGATACTAGAGATATACCTGTAATAGTTTGTGGCTGTGCAGGCTCTGGCTGTCCTCTATCTCGTGTCTCTAATGGATAGTATCCACCACAGGCAGAGCAGATTCCAGTCTCATGCAGCACAAATTCCTGTGGATCATGACCAGCACACAATTTATTTAATGGAAAATCATTCGGCGTTCTTTCCAATCCCCATTGTGAATAAAACCCATTCAAATCACATTGGAATCTAGTCATACACGCTTGTAACCACGCCGCAATCTCTCGAGGATCAATCTCCCCAAACGTAGAAGACAATTGTTTCATCATATTCAATTGAACGACACGTTCTCTCAGAGGCTTTGCATGCACACCAGTCACCGTATTTCCACCAGTCACACTATAAATGTCGTTATTAGTAGAAACAATCAACGGAGTTTGAGGAAGCAACATTGAATCACGATGCTTTCTATCAATCCTAAATGTCGTTCCACCCATGATACATTTAGCTTGTTCTACCCAATCACTATGCATCAGACATTCTTCCCACCATAAAATCAGCTTCGCAGCACAATCATTAAACACAAAGTTCCTATTTTGGTGATTGACGCATCCATATAGTCCAACACAATTCACGATGGCCTTGGCAATATTTGTCTTTCCCGTGCTAGCTGGACCATAAAAGTTTATAGTGTTCTGCTTTCCAGCCTTCTTATCGAGCACACAACATAGCCAATGTCCAACTTGCCACGGATTATAGCCCTGTAATAGCATCAATTGCCATGCCTTGTTATCTGGTTCTAGTTCCTCTTTCTCATACTTGGACAGTACATAGGTCAAGGCTGTATATTTTTGACTCATTTTAATATGCACCATTCCAAGCATTTGATCAATCAGCTTCGATCCACCACTCGTCGCTTCAAGCATCACAACCAATTCTGGACACTTATTCACCAAATCTTCATACGTCGTCAATCGCTCATCCTCACAACGCTTCAGACAATCCAACATCAATTTCTCTCTCTTTGTGATTTTTTGAGGATTATCATTCATGCACTCTCCCGATTTTCTCGCATCCCATCCACTTTTACTTACTTCTGGTAGAGTGCCAAACAATTCTCCAGTAAACACAGGCTCAACGTCTCTGGATACATACTTCTTTATCTTGTCTACCCATTGGCGACGACAATGTAGCGAGATAAACTTGTCATTCAGTAAACTAACTGCGTATGTTCCAGACGCTCCCACAAAATATGAAACGTGCGGCGTCGCCAATTCTGGACTAACTACATAATACCATTTCAGGTTCTTGCATAGCAGATAGTTGCAGATGTATTCTGGTCCATTTACTCTACACGCATACATTTCTCCATTTCTATTCTTGTATTGCATAATAGAAGCCAATTTAGATCTATCAGACATGCAACTGACGCGTTCAGCTTCAAATAGATTCAACAACTGTTGGCACATGATTTTATCTGGACAGTTGTCCATTTCGAGCACAGCTCTGCAATGATCAACGAGTCTAGTTGCCCAGTGATATCCTAGTTGATTTGTCCATGCCTTTGCGGTATACTTGTTGAGACCAGCTCCGCTCAACACAAGATGAACATGAATTTTCTCCTTTCCAATTTCAGCTTGAGCAAAGATACTACACGTAGGAGTTACTGTTCCTTGTCTTTGCTTAAAGATAAATCTCGCGGCAGACGATGCAGCTTTGGCCAATATGACACTATAGGATCTAAAAGGACCATTGTGAGCCAAAAACTCACTCTGTCTCTCAGGCTCATCCGGTCCCGGCATGTGCAGAAATAATTCCCCATTATCCAAGTCATGAAAGCTCGGACTGCCGAGCGCTCTCTGGATGCGATATTCATCTCCTTTCCACTTTTGCAGCGGAAAATTCAGTACATATGTATAACTAGGATCTCCCCACCGGATTAAATCGTTAATCTCCGCCAATTCTTCCTCAACATATGCCATGGTACTTACACGAGAGATGTGCTCTCCTCGACGGCCGGAAGCAGTATGATTTCTGCTTCCTGGATCCCTCCTTATATACATGTGCCACGTCATATTTGACCTTTACAGTGATTGGTTACTGGTTATTCATTAACCTGACTTCCTCTTTTTAGTAGGCGGAGTCTGATG